TTAGATGCTCTGCGAGTACTTCCGGAACCGCTTCTTCGCGTTGACGGAGAGCGGGCCGAGGTCGATCCGACCGGTGTAGACGAAGTGGTTGTACTCGGAGGGCAAGCGCGGGTACAGCGGCCGGGTGATGCCGAGGTTGGCGGCGGTCTTCACGAGCTCAGCCCACGCCTGGTCGCGGGTCATGCCTCGGGGGTATCTCGTGATCTCGAGGTCCATCGCGTCGCCGTAGCAGTGCGGGGAGCCGGCGGGCTCCTTGGCAACGAACGCTGAATTGCCCGGCGTGATGCCGAATGTGCGCTCGTTCTCCCTCTGGCCCATCGCGTGAAGCGTCTTCGCGTCGCGGTAACCCGAGTACTGGTTCACCGACTCGACGTAGATGCCGCGCTTGGCGAGGCGGTTGATCAGGCGGCGGAACTGGCGGTTCGGCGCACCGGCGCGCAGTTGGGTCTCGAGAAAGTCGACGAGCTGGTCCTTCTTGAGGTAGCCGGGAGTGATCGTGCTCATGGGGCTCCTTCAAGCGACTGGGCTGGTGATGTGCCCATCAGACTATCAGCGAACTCCCAGGTAGCCCTCAGGGGGTCTCAAGCAGCAAGCTGCGCCGCCAGTACGTGATTTGCATGGCGATCGAGGCTCTGACGATTCATGTCATAGCCACTCGTTGTCCGCGGATCTTCGTGGCGAGCGGCGTGCTGCATGTCTCGAAGCGAGATGCCCAAGTCAAGGCCGACCGTGATGTACGAGCGACGGAGCGCGTGAGGGCTCAGCCGCTTTGTTATGTGTGCCGATTGCGCGACCCGCGTGAGCGCCAGCTCCGCAGTCCGTCGCGTGTAAGCCTGACCCGACGTCGAGCGACCCCACTCTGGCCGGACGAGCAGGGAGACCGCTTGAGTCCAGGGGCGCCACACCACCATTGGCGCCCTTCTCGGCAGCGTTCAGTTTGCCGGCAACCGTGACCGCGACGGCAGCGGCGGAGCCCGCCGGATCAGCGCCGACATCTGCAGGCGAGGACGGGATGGCTGGCTTGTGCGCCAAGTCCTCGTAGGAGCCGCTACGGGCCACCTCGGGTAGCGCCTCGATCTTCTCGTCGACCTCAGCTTCGGTGACGCCGTCACCGCCGGGCAGGGCCAGCGCGAGCGCATCCATCGTCGGTTGCGGGAAGAGAAACGTCTCCGGGTCGACGGTCGGAAAGAGGGGAGTGCTCATGGAATGTAGTACCCGGGGTTGTTGGGATCTTCGTGAAGCCCGAACGGCGTGGACGGAGAAGGTGTTGTGGCGGGCCGGTAGGACCCCACGCGCCCCGCGTACGGAACGATCGTCGCGAAGCCCTGAGCGGCGATCTCGGCGTCTGCCTGGGCCATCCACGACTTGGCGATGATCAGGAGGGAGTCGCCGCGGTTCTTGCTGTCGACAGCAAGGTCATCCGTGCGAATGGACTCACCGGTGAGCGCGGCGTCCAGTGCAAGCTGCAGGATGGCTTTGCCGGTCGCGCGCGCGACGTTCTCGTCGGCGGCGAGATACAGCGCGGCGAGCACGTCATCGCTGAACCAGTAGTAGTCGCCGAACCCCGTCTCGGCAGGATCCAGCACGTCGTAATTGACATCGCCGATATTCGATCGCAAATGACCGACGGGCGACGTGTAATCGGGTGGCGCGATTCCCCTATTCACCACTTGCTCCACCCCTTTCGATCATGGGTCGCCCGCGCCGGGGATTTAGCCACCCGGCGCGGGCGCCACTCCGGTCAGGTGGAGGAGTCCTGCCGTGGTGACAAGCATACAGGCGGCATGCAGCAAACTCACAGGATCGCATAGTCCGATTAGTGGCTAAGTGCAGTCAGGGCAATCGGGCATCGTTGATTGCGATTGACCCACAACATGAAACTTATTGTGATACCAGCGGACGTCTCGCTTGATCCCCGTTATTGCAGCGCGAATCTTGGCGCGGGTGTCCGGTCCGTGGGTTCTGCCCGAGAACCCGGATGTAGGCGAATGGCCCGTGTGCGAGTCGCTCATCCGAGCTCTGGATTCGGAAGTGTGCCGCTTTCCATGAAAACTGTTGCCCTCTCCTTGCATGCGTTCCGAGTGCGCCCTCGACTGCTCCTCGCTCGGGACGTATCCGCTTGTCCCATCGCCGCCCTCGGTGAGATTGAGTAGATCACTACGCGGACCGCCGAGAGCGGCAATCCAGAACCGCTCCGCGTCTCGGAGGTCCTCGATGGTGTCGCAGCTCTCGATGACGCGCATCTCCACGTTCTGATCACCGTGCTTTCGCATCCACGCATAAAGCGCGGACCTATCACCCCGTCGAGACGCCCACCGGTGAAAGGCGAGTCGTTGCTCAGGACGCTTCTGGGTGGTCAGACCGATGTACCTGACCCGGTCGGGCTCAGTGTTGAGAACCAGCGAGTAAATGACTCCCACGAAACCCCCTCCGGATGAACAGAACGGGCCCCGACTCTTGGTCGAAGCCCGTCCTGATTTTATCCCGGATGTGAGATTGAACTACGAGGAAGTCCCGTCCGACCAGATCATCTGGTACTGCGTGATCTGCGCCGAATTGGTGAACTGGCGCAGCTTGAGGTCCACGGAGTCGTTGTCGAAGTGAGCCAGGTCGAACGGCGAAGACCCGTTGCCACCGCGGATCGGCGAGCCCGTGAAGTTGTTCACGAGCACCTCCGGCGCAGTGCGTCCGGCGAGCTGCAGCTTGACGAGGCCCGGGCGGCGCGTGCTACCCGCGGCCGGCGTGAGGAACCAGCGGCCGTCCTCCTCGATGAACTCGCTCTCGATGACGCCCGCGATACGGCCGAGCTTCGTGTTGTCGGGCGGTCCGTAGACGACGGTGCCGTCCTGGATCTGGATAACCGAGCGCGCACGGCGCAGGTCATCCTCGACGGCCTCGGCTTCGCCGGTGGCGACGACGACGTAGTAGGACGATGCCAGGGGCACCTTCTTACCGTCGACGACGCGGCGGCTGATCTGACGGAGACCCTCGGCGATCGCAGCGGCGGAGACCGTCGCGTTCGCGGGGATCACGTCACCGGTGACCGGGTCCACGCCCGCCGCGAGGCGGTTGCCCGGAGCGGCCGACGTCTGCAGACGGTCGAAGACGAGGAACTCGTCGGTGTCGAGCGCGACCTGCAGCATGTCGTCCGGGAGGGTACGGATGTAGCGACGGAAGTTGCCGATCAGCTTCTCGAGGGAGAGGCCGAACTTGAAACCACGCTTCTCGATGGCTGCCCTGACGGCTTCCTCGGTGTACCCGTACGCGTACGTGTACGTTCCGAGCTCTGCGACCCGGGGCGAGACCTGATGGCCCTTGGTGCCCTTGCCCGCCTCGAGTCCGGAGAAGTCAGCCGCGAAGCGCTGGAACGTCGTCGGCTCGAAGTCGTCGACCGTCTCGACCGACGCGATCTTCGTCCACTGGCGCTCGGCCGCGTCGAACTCGGGGAGGTTGCGGGCGGTGATGAGATGGGCCAGCGAGAAGGCGCCGTCGCGGGCCGCGAGCGACTCGCGCGCCTCGAGGGCTGCGCGCTCACCGTCGAAGCCTCCGCGAAGGCTGTCGGCGACGAGCTGCGACATGCGGCGATACTTCGCCTCATTGACGTAGGGATGAACCTCGAGGCGGCCCTCGAAGCTCAGGTCGAGAGCGGTCATGCGGGGACTCCGATCAGGACGGCCGCCCGAGTGCCGACGATGTTGCAGTCGTCGATTCGGCCGACGTAGGTGGCAGCGGTGTTGGTGAGGGAGAGGGTGCCGTTCGCGGTAACGCGGTAGACGGGCGTGCCCTTGGCGGTTCCGGTTCCGGCGACGGTCTCACCAGCGGTGACACCTGCGACCGGGAAGAGGAAGGAGCCGTCCACGGCGACCGTGGCGGCGGTCGGCTTGTTGCCGATACCACCTGCGGGGATGCCGGAGAGAACGGTGCCGTCGGGGAGCGTTTCGCTCCGGGTGACGTCACCGCGACCGGTCAGTGTGACGCCGACGCGAGCCGATACGGGCTCGATCACGACGGTGCCCGAGAGAGTGCCCGCCGGGACGACCCACTCTTCGGTCTTCGCCTCGGTGTACTTGCGGTACATGTTGGTAGCCATGCGTCACCAGCCCTTCGGGATGACGGCCTTGGCGTCACCGGTTGCGCTCTCGGAGAGGGTGCGTCCACCGGACACGACCTCACCCTCGGCAATGGTCTTGAACTCGGTCACGAGCTTCGTGGCCGCTTCGAGCGATGCGGTGATGTCCGCACCGGTCGCCGACTCGGCGATCAGGGCGTCGACCTGGGAGGGCAGGAGGCCCTCGGCCGCGTTGATGAGGACGACATTGGCGCTGTGAGCCTCGACCGCCTCCTGAACTGCCTTCTTCGTCGCGCTGGCGACGGCGTCGGCGGATGCCTCGGCTGCCGTGGCTGCGTCTTCTGCAGCCTTCTGCGCGGCGACGAGGGCATCGAACCGTGAGTTGAGCGACTCGAACGCCGCCTTCACCTCGGGATCCATGTGTACCTCTTTCGTTGTGTCTGCCGCCGACGTGACGGAAGTATGGGGCGCGGGTTGTCCCGCGGATTCTTTGATGCGGCGCATGGATTCCTGGGCGTGCTCGAAGCGACCACCGCGACCGCCGGCGACCACGACATCAACCGATGAGTAGGGGTCCTCACGAGCGAAGGCTTCGATGACCCAGTTGCCGTTTTCGTCCTCGCGGCCGGTCGACCCGACGTAGATAGAGAGGCCGAGCAGGTCACCGTTTTCCTCAAGGTAGGTGCGCCAGTTCGAGTTTGGACGGTAGTCAGCTTCGACGACCTTGATGCCATCGACCGTCTTGATCTCGACCGATCCTTCGACGATTCGGCCTGCAATGTCCTTCGAGCTCCGACGCTGAGGGGCCCAAACATCGAGCGGGTGATCCATGAACGACGGGCGCCCGTTGAACACGTCGCCGTAGTTCTCAAGGAGTTCGCCGCTGTAATAGCCGCTCGAGCCGGTGCCCTCAGTGATGATGCGGACGCGCCAAGTGTCCGAGCCCTTCTTGGACTCGAGCAGAGTGCCCGACTCATGGAGCAGGCGCGTGGTATTCATGCGATCAGACTAACAGCAAACACTCAGCAAGCTTTCAGGAACAGAATTACTTCTCGCCCTTGTTTCGGCCCTCGTTACCGTCGTTGTTGTCGGTCAACTTCCCGACACCCAGCGCATCCTTGCCGCGCTTGTTGACCTTCTCGTCGTCGTCGTCGTCGCCCCCATCTTCGGCGAGCGCACCGGAAGCCTTTGCCTTAGCGGTGAGTTCGAGTGTCTTCGCGTTGTTCGGGATGAGTACACCCTCGGGGGACTTGGACCCTTCGGCGATTGGAATGCGTGAGCGCTGTGCAAGAGCGGCGCGAATCTCCTCGGGCGAGTAGTTGCCTGTTCCCCAGGCGGCCACAATCATCTGCGACTCACGGAACGGGCTCTCGCTCTCGAGGTCCGGCCAGACGATCTCGATGTTGGGAGCGCCCAGCAGACGTGCAATGCGCTTGAGGTAGATGGTGGCGCTGGCGCGGACGGCCTCCGCCATGTTCTTGACGCCCGGGTCGAGGGAGGTCGCTGCAGCGTCCGCTCGCTTAGCGAGCACGGAGTCCAACGTCACGCCACCCGCTGCGGCAGCCTGGCCGGCGAGTGCTGCGCCATTGTCGAAGGAGACATCGGAGGCCCCGGTCATCGGGGAGAGCTTGCCACCGACTGAAACGGTTGTGGCTGACTCGCTAGGTGTGGCGAGCGCGGCGGCCATGCGCTTGGCGGTGTCGGTCGTATCGGCCGAGAACTCCCAGGCGATCGCGGCCAGTGCCTCAGCGTGACGGTCCTGATTCTTCAAGTAGTTGGTGTAGCGCTCAGCCCACTGGATGGAGGCGATGAGGTTCGGGACGCCGAGTACCCAGCCACCCTGCTTGTTCACCGGCCAAAGCACGGCGGTGTAGTCCTTGTCGACCTTCACGCGGGCGTTCGCACCCTCGTTGATGTACGACTTAGCGGCTAGTTCCGGTGGGCAGGTATCGGTCGGGTAGTAGAGTGTGCGCGTCTCTCCCTCAGGCTTGCCCGGGGGATAGACCGTCCACTCACGCTTCACGAACCAGGCGCGCTCTGGATCCATGCCGTCGACGTACGGATCGCCCATATCGGTCACGAAGAAGCGGACGATCTCCTTCGTCCTCTTGTGCACGAGGATGACGATGTTGCCGTCGGTATCGTGGGCTCGGCTGATCTCCATGAGCGCTGGGACCGAGAACAGCTTCTCGACGTTGTTCGGGCTGGTGATCGCCTTCGTGGCGCCGCGGATGTTCTTGAACCCGACGCCATCGCCGTAGATGGTCTCGCTGCGCAAGTCGGAGATGCGCTTGAGCATTCCCGCGACAATCCAGGTCCGGAGCTCCTCCGACACCTTCTTGATACTGTCCAGATCAAGGCCATTGGCCTCGTAGTCGTTGCTGCCGTTGCCACCACGGATGCGCTTCCACCATCGGTCTTCGAGTTGGATCTGGAACTCGTGGAACGACTCCTTGACCCTCGTCAGCTCGGACTCGAGTTGCTCCGTAGAGCGCGCCGGTCCGAGCGCGAGGTCAGTATCCATTCTCCGAGGGTATCAGCGAACACTCAGGAAACTACCAGCGATAGCCGTCGCGGAAGCCGGTGCTGATGAGTCGCTTTTCCATCTCAAGCAAGAGGTCGGCGGGCCGTTTAGCCACTACATCTCCGGGCTGTGGACCATCCATGTGCGACAGGTCAGCGCACGCGTACCAAGCGGCGTCGGCGGCGTCCGGGCTCTTCATGCCCTTCTTCTTCATCGAGTCCTTCGACTCGATCTTGAGCGCGCCGTGGGGGTCAACGAACTCGCCCAGGATGTCGCCGAGTTGTTCGATGAGCAACCTGTCCCGTGGGTCGACATCGATCAGCCCCTTGCCCATCCGGTCGGACATCTGCCAGAACTGGAAGGCGCGATTGTTGATCCACTCAGTGCTGTCCGGTGTAGGACCGCCACCCTGCATCCGGACTATGCGATATGGCATGGGAGTCGGGCTGTCTTGGTAGAGGGTGTAGAGGCCGTCAATTAGGCCAATGCCCAAGCCGCCGGAGTCGATGCGTAGTTCGGTTGCACGCAACGCGCGCGCATGCTGATCGATGAGGGTCGCCTGGCCCACGGTGATGGACCCGTCGGCCTCCTTGCGATCGGTGAACGGCAGCCCTTTGAAGGTATCGACGAGGCGCAACTGACCGCCCTCGCGATCGCCGACCGGGCCGAGCTCGAGCGTGGCCGTACCTGCCTCATCGACCGTCTCGATCCAGTCGTAGACCAACCCCTCCGTGAACTTATAGACGAAGGTGCTGTCCGCCCCGGCTTCCTCAGAGCGCGCGACGTCGACGCCGAGCACCGTCTTAACCGTGCTCTCCCAGTTGATCCAGACGGTCGCGTCGCGACCTTGAGCGAGGGTCCACTCGCTAAACAGGTTATTGCCGGCGTCATAGGCGAACTCGCCGTGGACGCGGGCCTTGTACCGAGCGCTCGATTCGCCGTATTCGAGTTTCTTCTCCGTCACGTAGGACTCGTCGGTGAGCGCCTCGAGCGCCTGCATGGTGAGCCCGAGACCATGTGGCAGGAGCTGGTGCTCTTGGTAACGCTCCGGGCACGACGTTGGCGTGCACCGATCGCCACCGTGGAAGTTGGGAGAGTCGAGTACAGAGATGTGATGCAGCGACCAAGCGTCCTGCAGCGTGCCCTCCACCTTCTGGCCCTTGATCTCGACGACGTGGGTGGTGGTGTCGAGGAAGATCTCGCCGAAACGGCTGCGCGGGTTCGTCGGGTTGGCGATAAGGAGTCGGCGGCTCTTGGCGTTCGAGGTGATGTTCGCCAGGGAGTCGATCATGTTGGTCTTGAGCCCGCACGCCTCGTCGCCGATCGCGAGCACGTACTGAGCGTGGATGCCCTGGAAGGCGTCTTCGTTGTGATCCGGCGGCTTGCGGCCCTGGGCGATCAGGTTGCCGAGATCGTCGCGCCACATGTTCTGAGTGGTGACGTAGCCGGGCAGGGGGCGCTCGGGCAAATCGCCGGTGTCGTGGCCCATCTTCTTGAGCCGGAGGTACTCGGTGTGACGCTTGTGGCTGAGGCTCCACATGCCCTTGATCTCGCGCCAGAGGATCGCGCTCACCTGATCGAAGGAGGGGGCGGTGGTCGCGACGAAGGTGTACTGCAACGGGCGAGTATCGATCCACCAGCACACAAGTACAGCCGACAAGAAGGACTTGCCGACACCGTGGCCGGCGCGGACGGCGATCGACTTCTTGGGGCCCGTTGCCAAGTCATCAGCGATCTCGGTCTGCTTGTACCAAAGGTCGACGCCGAGCTTGTCCTTCGCCCAGAGCGTCGGGTTGTTGAAGTACTTCGACTCTCGTGCGGTTCGCTCGAAGTCCTCCTGCATGAACGGCAGAAGTCCGGAGAGATACCTCTCGTTCAGATCTGCGAGCGCGCTCATTCGCTCGCCGGTACGCGGCTCTCGATCTGCAGTACGACTTCGGGGTAAGACGTGTGGAAGATCTCTTGCAACTCACGACCGAGGCCCGGCATGTCCGGGTGACGGCGCTCGAGTTCGAGGTTGGCGCGCTCGAGCACGGTGCTGATGGCAAGAAGCATGAGGCGCGCGTGCGCCTTGTTGATCTCCTCCATCGCCTTCTGGATGTCGATCTTGTCGGCGCTCATCGTCTTCTCGATGAGCTGCAGAGTGCGGACCAATGGCTGCGCCTGCGCGTAGTCCCGGAACTGCTCGACCTGGGCGAAGAGAACGTCTTTCAGTCGGTGCATCTCGTCGATGAGCAGCATCCGGGCCTGCACTTGGGAGAGCCAGTCGCGACTGTCGAGGATCTCGAGCACTCGCTGGGCCGCTTCGGCGGGTGAGACTGCGCCCTGCGTGAGAGCGGAGAGTTCCTTGGGGGACTTATGACTCGCAGCGCCGCGAAGGAGCGCACGGTCAAGCGCGCCGAGCCCGGCGTCGTGCTCGTACTGGATTCCCTCGGTCATTTACCCAGCATATACTCAGCATTCTCCCAGACTACGGTCTGAGCAAACGAAGGGCCCCGGGGATTAGCCGGGGCCCTTCTTCTTCGCATTGCCTAACTGGCGACCGGAACATCCGCGCCAAACTCCGAGTAACCGACGCCATATTCAGGATCAACCCACGGCTCTTCAACTGGTGGACGCTCAGCGGGCGCCTCGTCGAGGAAGTCGGGCTTCGTGATCGCCCAATCGACGAGAGTGACGGTGACGCCCTTCGTGTTCTGTCGAGCGCCACGCGGAGCGCTCATGCCAGGGGAGAAGTGCTCCGGCATCCGGGTCGTCCAAATGTCACCCGAGTACACAGGAGCAGACGTGTGGGGTGCGATCTTGTCGAAGAACTCCTCCACCATCTCCTCGCTGAATGCGTGATTCATGGTGAGGTCCCAATAGACGCCCGCGAGGATGCGGACGAACAGCACCGAGCCCAGCAGGCTCGTCTTTCGCAAGGTCTCAGCAGTGATCTGGCCGTACTCGATTGCTTGCATCTGCGGGAACGCGCGAGCCAGCATGGTGAAGAACGTCTTCGTGTTCTTCGCGAGCGTCGCCTCGTTCAGTGTCGTCTCCTGGATCTTCGACACACGTCCGTCGATGCCGACGGTTACGGAGCGGATGACCTCGTTGACGTGCTTCGCGCTCATGATGTACGGGCTTGAGCCCGAGGTGCGATCGCGCTCGATGTCGACCTTGCCTTGAAGGAGCGGGTGGTCGAGTACGAGGGGCATAGCGCGGTTGACGACCTTCGTGGAGTCGAAGCGCGTGCGGACGGAGGCGGTGATGCCGAGCGCGTTGTCGGCGATGTCGAAGAAGAGTTGCTTGTACGCAACCGGGTCAGAGACGACAACGATCTGCAGGTTGATGCGCTCCTTCGAGAGTCGCTCACGCTCGGCCTCGAGGTTGGAGATCACCTGGCGCGCATCGGCCTCTTCACGGCCGCCGGCACCGTAGAGCTGACGAGCGCGCGCGAGGTTGCTGCGCGCCTTGTCGAGGTCATCGTCGATCGACTTGAGGGCCAGGTTGATACCGAGGATGCGGTGCTGTCCGTCGACGATGAACAGGTCGCCGAGCTCCTGGCGCTTGATTGAGAGAATGCCGTGCTGCAGCGACTCCATCTCGGTAACGACTTGGAAATCGAACTTCTTCGGCGCGCGGATCATGAGGCTCGGGCTCACCCAGTCCTTCCGTTTGCGGAGGTACTTGGCGAAGTCATCGGCGTGGGTCTTGCGGATCGCGCGGTTGCCGGGCGTAAGCACGTCCGGGTCCGGCGTAGTGATGAGGCTGGCGATTTCTGCCGGCGTCAGGTCAAGGGAGTAGATGGTGCGCCCGCCCTGCGTGTAGCGCGATGCGAGCAACTGGACGTCGGTGGAATACCCGGTCAGTTGCGTCGGAGTAGTGGTGTCGGTCAAGGTCTGGTTCCTTTGCTTGGGTTGCGTTTCCCGCGCTTGAGTGCACTTAGTGGTGACTCACATACGTGACTATAGCCACTAAATTGACCCGATGCCCAGATTGAACTCCGGCGTGTCTGCACCGAAATGGAGCGGACATGTGCAATGTCGGTGCCTCCGGATACCTTCTCCTCACCGGCACCCGCCGGGGTTGACCCCCAAGGAATCACATGTACATAACTGACGTAGACAACAAGCGACCCCTCCGGATTGACGGAAAGAACAAGCAGAACCCCGACTCTGTCTTCATTTCCGGCGCTCGAAACTTCTGCATCGAGGTGGATCGACGGAGCTTCGTCGCTTCCATCTGCAAGGAGTTCGGGCTCGCGCCGAGCAGCGAAGAGGGGAGCCTCTAGCGGTGCATGGCGTACACGAAACCCCCGGCTACCTCTCAGGAGTGCCGGGGGTTTGGTGTTGCGCTAGGTGCGGGCTTCTGCCCAAACGGAACCGAATAGCCAGAGCCACCACCACTTGAGCCGCTTCGGCCAACGGTCGATCACGGTGTGCAGTGTCACTGGACGAACCCGGTTGCGAGGCGGGCGTTGACCACGGGCACGTCCTGGCCGTAGTCGGATTCGCTCTCGTAGCGCCGATCGCCCGACCGTTCCGACGTGGAATCGGTCGATGAGTAGTGGTGCTCCTCCTGCTCGCCCTCATCCTGTGGGGTCAGGTTGTCGTGGATCCAGGCCGCGGAGCCCAGCACGGTCTTTCGTCGGCCGCGCAGGGTAACGAAGGTACCGTCCGGGGTGGTCATCTCAAGCCGCATGGATCTCGCCCTTCTGGAATAGGTGGAGGCCATCGATCCACTCGAGGCGCCTGCACCCGGTAGCGCCGGACTCGAGCAGCCGAGCGGCGGGATGATGGCCGGAGATGGGGAGGACCTTCCATGTGAGCTTCGACTCGCCGATGGTCACGTAGTCACCCTCCCCGATCTCTGGACCGGCATCAACAGAGGCGATCACTCGACTTCGATTTCCTCGGAGATCAGGCCGCGGGACTCGAGACTCTGACGCCACGCCTGCACGGAGATGGCGAGTTCGTCGACGGCGTCCGCGAGTTCCTGCGTGCTCGCCTCAGCGGCGAAGGCCGCCTTCACTACGTCGTCGATGATGTGGAGCCAGGTGACGGAGTCGGCCTCTTCGTTGGTCTCATACTTCTCGGTCGCGAGTTCCGAGGCGCGAACCCAGTAGTCGCCGCCGGTGCCGTCAGGCGTGGTGTCGACGTACGCTTCGTCGTCCTCCGTGAGCAGTGCCTCGAGGGCGGCGTCGAGGACGTCGGACTCGACCTCCGCGTCCTCCTCGACCGGCGTCTCGACCGGAGCGGCGGGCTCCGCGATCCGGTGCACGTCGGCGGGGGTTGGGGTCGTCGCGGGCTCGGTGGTCAGCGTGGTGATCTCGGTGTCGGGCTTCTTGGCGTTCATGCGGGCTCCTTCGTGGTGATTGTTGCGGGGGTGAGAGTGATGACTCCGCTGGCGGCGACGTCCATCACGTAGTACGGACTGGGCTCGATGCCCGCCGACTTGAGGGGGCGCGCGATGGTGACGCGCCCCCGGTCGTCGACCTTGATGAGTGGGCTGGTCATGCGTCAGCCAGCGATCTGCGGGTCTTGACCGGTGATTTAGCCGCTATTGCCGCCTTCCCGATCTCTGCCTGGACCCGCACGAGGTTGTCGCGGATCTCCTCAAGGAGGAGGCGGTCGGCGGGGGAGAGGGTGACGGTGATGCTGTCGGGCGGGAGACCGGCCACTAGACAACCGGGGCGTAAGTGGTGAGCCCGCCCAGTTTGTAGGCGCGGTCACCACTCACCAGAAAGCGGAATTCATCAGCCCGCTCGAGCGCCGCGAAGATCGCCTTCGCGACTCGGTCATCGTTGCTCGGCTCGAGCGCGATGGTGAGCGACTTCCCGCCGTCCTTGTACGTGGTCTTGCCGTCGACCAGGGCGCGGAGGTCTTCGAGGGGGATGAAGCCCGCCTTGATCTGGGCGATCTTGGCGTCGGCGAGGGCCGCCTTCGCATGTCGGGCGTCGTTCTCCGCCTCCAACTTCTCGGAGTAGCGCCTAGTGCTGGTCGCGGTGATGCGGACTGCGGTGTCCTCGAGTCGGGCGACCTTCGCTTCGAGTTCCTGGCGGGTGGGCTTCTTCGTGGTGCTCATGCGCTCTCCTTGGTGTTCGTGGTGGTCTCGCTCTTCTCGATCAGGACGCGATCGGCGAGAGCCTTGAGGCGCTTGCCGATGGAGTGCTCGCGCAGAACCCCGGCGTAGCGGGTGCCCTTCACCCCGGGGAACGTCGCGTTGAACCATGCGCGCTCCTGGATCGGGGTGCCGACGCGGTCGATCTTGCTGGGCTTCGGGGTATACGCGATCCCGGCGCGCTTGCGGGCCTTGCGGGCGGTGGTGCTCACTGTGTCTCCTTGTGTGGTCATGTCATCATCCCGAAGTGGGTGACGGACTTGCGGTCGGTCTCGGCGTCGAGGATCAGGATGTCGGTGGACCACGGGCGCGCGATCATCATGGACATGGGATGGTCTGCTGGGCCGAAGGTCAACGTGTATGACTCAGCTTCCCTACCGGTCCGACGGTTGAACGCGATGAGTTGGCCCACCATGCCGTCCACCTCAACCTTGTCGAAGAGGTTCGTCAGGGTCAGCTTGTCGACGGTGGTCTTAGTGATGCGCTCGGTCACTTACGCCTCCCTCGACTTGCTGATCGTGATGCTCTTGAACGACGGAGGTGTTATCCGCTGGATCTCCCGCTGGATGTACCAAACGGCCTTCTCGAGGTCCTCGATCTCCTTCGCCGGGTCTTTCAGACCGGCGCGGGCGATGTACTTGACCGCGTTGCCTCTGCAGAAGTTGAGCTGTTCCGTCAGGTCGATGACTTCAAGGTTCTTGTACGACGTGTAGTGCGCCGGGTGGGTTACTGCGTCGCTCATCGGTAGATCACCTCCGCGTCGGCATCGCGCTGCCTCGTCGCTTTCCAGTCGGCGAGGTAATCGTCAGCCTTACTGACCACCTCATCGCGGCTCTCGCCGGTGAAGTTGGCGAACGCATATCGGCCATCGACATTTCGCTCGGAGCGGAGCTCGGCCTCGAAGCGGCCTCTGCGCCGGAGGCGGCCGGACCATGTGTAGTCCACGAGGACGCCATTGCCTTCGCCGTGGTCGATGATCTTGATGCTGTACTTGGGGCGCTTGTTGCGCTTCATGCGGCGACCGCCTCTCGTGTGTGTTGGACGTTGGTCTGAACGGGCCACCCGCCGTCGACCACGGCGTCGGGTTGCGGCGGGTTCGCTTTGGTGCGGAAGTACTTCTGCAGAGACGCGGACTGCTCGGCTTTCCACGCGCGCTGCCGAGTCTGCAGGTTGTTGTTGGCGTAGTTGGTGGCGCCCGCGATCGCAGGGAGCTGCAGCAGGCGCAGCGCGACCCGCCCGGTCATCAGGCAGTCCGCGCCGGCGTCGTGCGCGTTGGTCTCGACGGGCACGCCGTAGTGGGCCGCTGCGTCAACGAGCTTGCGGCTGCCCTTGCGGTACTTGTCGATGCCCTTGTCGATCACGAGCGGGTCGATGACGACGATCTGCTCGAGCTCTGCGGCGGTCAAGGGTGTAAGCCCGTGGCGCAGTGCCTCGAAGTGGAGGATGGAGAGGTCGAACGGCGCGTTGTAGATCACGAGCGGGGCGCCGGCCGGCATGCAGGCGACTCGAATGATGTCAAGGATGGTCTGGATCGCATCCTGCGAGGGCTGGCCGTTGTCCCGGGCGTACTCGGTGGTGATGCCGTGGACTGCGGTCGCGCCTGCGGGGATGTCGATGCCGGGGTTGATGAGCAGGTGCTCGGTCATCGCCCAGTTGCCCGTCTCGTCCATCAGTCCGAGGAACGCGGTGACGATCCGGTCGTTCTCGACGTCGACGCCGGTGGTCTCCGTGTCGAAGGTGAGGAGCCTCATGCGTCCGCCTGCACGCCGAGCACGCCAAGGATCTGGTCGCGCAACGCGTACATGTCGATGTGATCGACGTCGATCTGCGCCACCCCGTCGAAGATGTCGGCGATCGCCCGAGCGTGTTCGGCCATCTCCACGTCCTGGTGCTTCTGGAACTGTTCCTCAGCGGCCGATATGACTGCAAAGGCCCTCGCATTCGGCTTACTGACGAGTGACCCTGTCAACGCGTCGTAGACCTTGGACGCCTCTCCCATGAAGGTGCTGTAGTCGCTCAACTCGCGCTTGATCTGGTCGAGGTTCAGTGTCCCGTCCTCGTTCTCGACAATGTCCGCCCAGAACTCGGCATACTCCTTCTCGTAGTCGCTCATGCGGGCTCCTCCATCTCGCCGGCAACCTCTTCAAAGAGAAGGTCAGCGACGTAGTTGTGTTCGAACAGGAAGTCGACGACTTCCCAAGGGTCGAGGGTGGCGCCGAGGTGGCCGGTGATCATGCCCGTGAGGCACTCGCGTGCCCGCATGACGTGGCTCTGGGTGTAGGTGGCGGTCATTCGTCCGCTCCGATGGGGACGAAACCGACCCAGCTGTCTTTGAGGATGAAGCTGCCGATGACGGTTCCGTCGTCAGGGGCAATCACTTCGATCGCGCCGATCGCGCAGCTTCGATCGGCACGGGGTAACCCGGTGCTGCGATCGAAGAAAAAGCGCTCGAGCTCCGTCTGGGCTTTCGCGACCCGCCTGAGGTCGTCGTCGGAGAGGCTCATGCGGCCACCTTTTCTTGGTCGCGAGCGTGACCGATGGCGCCCTTGGGTGCCTCGTCGCCTTCGAGGGTGACCTTGAAGCTCAGGCGGGCGGCGTCGTGCCAAACGACGATGCCTTCGGGGCGGTCAAAGTCTGGTACGGCGAACGAACCGTATCCTTCAAGCGCGTCGAGCGCAGAATCGATCCCGTCGGTCGAGAAGAGACCTTCGTAGAGCACCGGCACAACGCTGAGCCCGGGCACCGTCTCTTCGAGCGCTGCGACGTGTTGTGCCCACCGGTGCACGTTGAACAGCGAGAAGCGCTTGTCGTTACCCGTGAGGCCGTAGCCGCGCTGGATGCCGGCGCCCCACCATTCGCCGAAGTGCCTGCCCGGCCCGAGGGTGCTGACGAGCGCTTCGGCGTTGGCCTTCACCCAGGCGGCGAAGCCGTAGTTGTCACGGCCCTTCTCAGGAGTGATGAAGCGAGTGCGGGACTGGGCGAAGACGTGGTACTCGAAGTCCGGAACTCCGTCAGTGATGTGCTTCTCGTCAAGGACGATCGCGATGCGGTTCGGATCTGCCTTGAACTCGGCTCCGAATGAGTGCTCGACGATCACGACGGCGGCGTTTGTGCCGTCAATCTTCTCGGTCACGATGCAGTCGCGGTTGAGGCGAGCGATCTTGGGCCAGGGCTCGAACTCGATTGTCATGCGGGCACCTTTCGTTCGGCGTGGATGTAGAAGTTGGGGTAGAGCTGGGTGATGGTGTGGTCGGGGCTGCTCTCGATTTCGGTGATGATCGCGTCTTCGGGGATCTGGCGGAGAGCGTTGATCATGGCGCCGGCGGTGTGGCCGGCGACGGAGTCGTAGTGGTCGACGGTGCGGGGGATCACTCGCCGTACCCGAGGTCGGTGAGGGCGACGTCTACGGCGGTGAGGTCCGGCTGCAGCGCTTCCCATTTCTTCTCGAGGGCGTCCCAGGCGACGGCCAAGTCGCTGTCCTTGTCTTCGAGGTGGCTCGCCTTGAGCCCGTACTCGAGCGCGGCGAAGATTCCGCCTTCCCAGTCGAGCTTGGCGACGAATTCATTGGGGGACATCTTGGCGGTCATTCGGTGGCGCCTTCCGCCGTGGCAAGGGCTGTTGCGAGGGTCCGAATACCGGTGTGGCTGCCGTTGGCAATGATTTCGTAGCGGGGGAGGGCGAAGTTGGCGTCTTCGGCCTTGAGCTTCGCGATAGACAGGGCGCTAGTACTCGCCTGTTCGAGGATGACGAAGGTGGGGCTGCTCATGCAACGCCCTCTTCCGCGTTCTCGTTGCACCACTCCTCGTAGATGTCCGCGAAGTCCCGGCCGAACTGATCGGAAATCAGGGTCCGAAACTCGGCAGGCCCTAGTCCAGAGTGCTGAAAGATGTCGTCGAGCGTGTCGAGGGTGTTCTCGCTGAGATATTCAATCCTTATGCCGACTTGTATCGGGTGTAACGCCATGTTGCTCCTCCTCCAAGGCGCCCGCGCTGGTGTTACGGCGGGGTGTGTTTGAGTCTAAACCCGAAATGGGGATAACCCCCGAGTTGAAGGGAGGTGTGCGCGAAAATTAGTGGCTAAGCGGATTCGTGGGTGCGGGAGCGCGCTTGGGGCCTGTCGGGCACTCGTGTACTCGGGTCAGTACCCGCAAGCTTCGCGGATGTCCTCGAGCGCGATCTGCAGTTTCACGGTCTCTTCGGGGATCGCTTGCTGGGCGGCGTCGGAGCCCTTGATGGCGGCCCGGGCGACGCTGACGTACTCGGTCCAGACGGTGTCGTAGTTGTCGGTGGCGGTGATGAGGGCCTCGTCGGAACTCTGGCGTCCGACGGCGTCGATCTTGACGGCGTCTTCGTCCATCTCGTCGATGAAGAGGAGGAGCGCTTCCTTGGTGGGGTTGCTAGTGCCGTTCATCAGGTTGCTGGTGCGGTTCATGTCGGCCGCGTGATCGTCGATCTGGGCGCAGGCTTCGGCGCTGCTGAGGGCGGTGTGTGAAGGAGTGGGGGCTGGGAGCAGGGCGCATCCGCCGAGGAGTAGGAGCGGCAGGGCCGCGAGGGGGAGCGGAGTCTTCTTCATGGCCCAAGCGTAGGGCGTGGGCACTGCCCCGGAGGAACCCCGAAGAGGGGTCAGGTGGCTCGGGCCCCCGCCACACATCTTCGCCCTTCCTCCTGCCGGCGACTTGATTTCTTTGAGCTGTTGCTGGCCGGCGTTGAGCTCCGAGCGCCCCCGTCCTGTTACCTATCTGTGACATGGATTTAGCGGCTAAATGTGGCGCACAACTGTGCCATGGAGTAACATTATCTTTAGGTAATCAACCGAACAGCTTCCGAAAGGGCAGCGACCATGACTCACGCACTCACACGCGACGGACTACCCGCCGACACGTCAGCAGAAGAGCACCCCACCAGCACCGGCGTCAGCCGCCGACAGGATCGCGCCACCATCGCCGCCATGATCTACGCCGAAGATCACCAAGGGCACACCCCCGCATGCACGGACACCCACCACAGCCCGTCATGCCGCACCACCGCATGGGGGTACAGCGCATGAGCACCACCCGCGCCCCCCGCCACCGCGCCGAACCCGTCAAAATCACCACCCGACCCATCCCCACCCAGGCCCCCTACATGCACACCGGGTTTGAATGCGGGGTCCTGTAGACATACATCCGAGTCACACCGCCCGTCCCCCAGGGGGTGCCCCCGTCACAGAGGGAGCGGGCACGACGGTAGGTCAATCGGCCCACCTCACACCACCGCATTAGCCGCTAAATCAGGAGGAACACCCATGACCATGACCGACACCCCCAGGACCGCGACAGACCCCTACGCGCCCACAGTCGTGACTCTCACGGCCGACCAATTCGCGAGCATCGCGAGTGCCACGGTCGCCGCAGCTCCCGTAAAAGAGCTCACCCCCATCATTCAGGCTGTGCAAGTCGGCATCGAGGCAGGCATCCTGACCGCCGTCGCCACGGACCGCTACCGAGTCGCCCGCATCACATTCCCCATCGAGGGTGCTCCGGACCTCGAACCGGTTACCATCCCCCGCACATTCCTCGACGGATTCGCCAAAAGCATCCGAGCGGCCAAGCTCCCCGCAACGAGCGAAATCACGCTCACGGTCACCCCGACCGAACCGAGCAACGCCTACCACGACCCCGCCGCAACACTCACCCTCGCGAGCTCCTACGCCGGCGTGAGCGCCACGGCGTCAGCACTGCAGGGCAACTACCCCCCAGTTGCCCGACTCTTCCCCGAAACCCTCAGCGACACCCCCTCCCCGGAAATCTCGCTCAACCTCGCCCGTCTGGCCGACGCCGAGAAGCTGACGCATCCCGCGCTCACGGCCACAGCAATCAAAGCCAGCCCCGGAATGCGGATCCGCTACACCACGAGCGATAACCCCGCGAAGCCGGGCCCGATCCTGGTCGATCACGGCGCCCGTATCAAGCCGGAACAAGGAACGCTCGAGTACCTCCTGCAGCCCAACATGCTCCTGCGCTAGATCGGTCCCCGCCCGGGGTCACGGTAGCGAGCACCCCCAGCCCGCACCCGTGACCCCCACGAGTCGACCGACTCTCAGCACCGCCCCACAACCGAGCAGAGGAAACAACGACCATGAGCCAGCACGCCACGCACAAGGACACCCCCCAGGCCAAGCGCGAAACCCTCGCCCGCCGCGCACGTCGCGCCGACAAGTACCGCGCCCAGTGACCGCCACGACCCCGCGCCGCGTGAGACTCGATCCGCGACCACGCACGGACACGCGCCGACTGCACAGCGCAGACGCCGGCACTGTGACCCGCTACCGAGCAATAGAGCGCGTCCGCCGAGTCTCTACGTATCGCGGACGCAACCGGTACGAGTGGCGCATGGTCGGGGCGGTCATCGCGTGACGCGAACCCAACGCGCAGCGCAAGCCGTCGCCTACGTCGTCGCCGGCACCCTCGCAGCCCTCGCCGCGTACGGATTCCTGCTGGCCGCGATCCTTCTGCTCGGAGTTCTCGAGCCGCCCCGATAGCCGCCTGGAAACGCACCCCCGCGGGGGCGAATCCCCAGACACAAGACCCCCGCGCCCCGCTCTCGCGTTTTTGTAAGTACTCATATAGTTCATAAATATTCATCCTTATAGAGACATACAAGACACCCACCACCCCACCCGCGAGATTCCGCGGATCGGCCACCGATCCCGCACCCCGAACCGGCCAAAGTTATTCCATGTCGGGAACAAACACGATCAAAACGGCATGGTTAAACCCACAGGACAATGAGGGTGTGTTTTGGTGCATATCTGTACCCGACATGGAACAACTTCGGAACCTGTGGATAACTTTTAGCCGCTAAATTAGCAGTGGCGCACACAATCGAGTTGTGAGAGAATAAACCTACGGCGCACCGCACACCGGACGCCCCGATCGGTTGGAGGACCGAGACATGACCACCACGACAGACCCGTTGTGGCAGAGCATCAACCGAGCTCTTGACCGCATCGAGACCGAGAAGCCGACCACGTTCGACGCTGTGAAAGCGATACTCGACGCGGGTACCGATCCCAAGCCGAACGCTGACGCGGCATTCTTCGGAGGGAGCGGGGGCGACCGCGACCTCTGGGAATCGCTCTATGCGGCAGGGTGGCGCGAGACGTGGGAAGAGGCCAGCTATTACTACGTGATGCAGCACCGCACCACCGGCGAAACCCTCACCTACATCGAGGGCGACGTGGAGCGCGGCGATCAGCACCCGCTCACCCCCGCCGAGCAGGTCGCAGCACTCATCGAGTCGGGCTACGCGAGCAACGCCGGCCACGACTTCACGAGCGACCTGTGCGAGGCGATCGCGGCATGGGTCGCGAACTACGACACCGATCCGATCAACGCCGACAACATCGCGGAAGCGATCCACGCCTACCGGGGCACGTACGAGAGCGACGCCGACTACGCCGAGCACTACGCCGGATGGAACGATCAGCCGACCGACCCCACCGAGCTTCGCGACATGGGCGGAAACCCGGTGCCGGAATGGCTGACGATTCGGATCGACTGGAACGCCTCTGCGCTGGCCCTCGATTCGACGGGCGCGTTCTTCTCCCACGCCGGCCACTACTTCGAGGCCGCACAGTGACCCCCGTAGGCGAGGCGCGCGAGGCGTACGCCCGATTCGCGACAGCTGACCCGCGCCCGTCCCGTTTCGCCAATGACGGACGCGACTACCGCGCATGGGCAGAGCGCGCCGACCGCTCGACCGCACGCGCTCAAATCGTCGTGCCAGGCATGGAGGCTAAGACGTTCTACACCGTCGAGCCGACTCCCCAGAGCGCAGAACGCGCGTACGGCGACACGCTCGCGCGGGAGGCGCTGCGCGGCACTCTCACCGGCGAGAGCATGGCCGACTGGGGACCGCGCTACATCCGAGAGGCGCGCGCCCTACTGCGCATGCGTCAGCAACCCGGCACCCTCTGGGAGCGGGTGAGCGCGTGACGTTCCCGGATGCCCCCGCCGAACTGATCGCCCGCGACGGTTCCCCCATCGACGGCGATGCGCTCGGACGCTGGCTGCACGACCCCCGCGACGGGCGACCGAATCATCGCTTGAACGCGGAATGGTCGCCGTTGTGGAACGCGCCCGGCGTGCTCGCCCCCATTAGCCACTAATTTACCCACAGACCAGGAGGAAACGAAGCCCTATGAACACGTATTACAAAGCGACCAGGCCCGACGGATCGGCATTCCACGATCAGAGCGTCGTGTACGCCGTAGGCGAGATGGTGACGCACCCGAACCCGGGCACCATCGGCGCCAAAGATGCATCCGGCTACCTGTCGGTGAGCACGAGCGCGACCGACTGCACGGGCTTCTCTCTGCCGGCGCGGCTCTTCGAGGTGGAGCCCGTTGGCGACACCTGGACACCGCACCCGGCCGACCTTCCGAACAAGCGAGCAACGCATGCCGTCCGCGTTGTTCGAGAGCTCGACGCGGCACTGCTTCTTGGCCCCCAGGCGTCCGAAATCGTTGCACTCATCGAGCGAATTCGACAGTGCGATCGGGACGAGATTTATGCCCTGGACGCGGCGAGGGGCGCGGCGAGGGGCGCGGCGAGGGGCGCGGCGTGGGGCGCGGCGTGGGACGCGGCGAGGGGCGCGGCGTGGGACGCGGCGAGGGACGCGGCGAGGGGCGCGGCGTGGGACGCGGCGTGGGACGCGGCGTGGGACGCGGCGAGGGGCGCGGCGAGGGGCCTTATCGCTCGCGACCTCATCGGGAGC